TTAACATCCACGGCATCAAAGGCAACACCAAACTGGGTCGCGCTATGAAAGAAGCAGGTGTGCGTCAGGACTACACCAAAGCCTTCCAACTGTGGAACCCAAGTGGCTTGCCCGTGCAGAACATTGACTGCAAGGAAGCGGGTGCAGAAGCCTGCGCCAAAGTGCTCCAGAAGTATGGTTTCCAAGCCTACGCTGGCTCACGTTTAGATTGACAACAGGCCCGAAAGGGCTTATAATTAATACTTCACAAACACACTATAAAGGACAGAGCGAATGAGCATTGCAACTAAACCCGCAGGTTATCGTGTTATCAGTCTTGAGCAAGAGAGCCCTGCACAATCACGTGAAACAGATGCTGAGATCATCGAACGTCTGCGTGAGCGTTTTGAAATCCTTGACGACATGACCCGTGCAGTTAAGAAGGGTGCCGTTCGTGCTATGATCGTATCGGGTGCGCCAGGCGTTGGTAAGAGTTTCGGCGTAGAGAAAGTACTGAGCAAACATGCCCTGCTGGCAGATGTTGCCAACGATGAGAAGTTGAAGAAGTACGAGATCGTCAAGGGTGCAATGTCAGCCATTGGCTTGTACAGCAAACTCTACGAGTACAGTGGAGAGAAGAACATCCTTGTGTTCGATGACTGTGACAGCGTTCTGCTTGATGACTTGTCGTTGAACATTCTCAAGGCTGCTTTGGACACATCAAAGAAGCGTACCATTCACTGGAACACTGACAGCCGTTTGCTTCGCAGTGAGGGTGTGCCCAACAGTTTCGAGTTCAAGGGTGGTGCAATCTTTATCACAAACATCAACTTCCAAAACATCAAGAGCAAGAAGTTGCAGGATCACTTGATGGCTCTGGAAAGCCGTTGCCATTACATTGACTTGACCATCCACTCAGAGCGTGAGAAGATGTTGCGCATCAAACAGATTGTGGGTGATGGCATGCTCGCAGAGTACGACTTCACAGCAGAAGAGCAAGCAGAACTCGTAGAGTTTATTGACGAGAACAAGCGTCGTCTGCGTGAACTTAGCCTGCGTACAGTACTAAAGACAGCAGACCTAGTGCGCAGTTTCCCCAACGGTAAGTGGAAGCGTGTAGCACAGATCTCGTTGATGAAGTAACAGTTTATTCGCTCCGGGGTAACATGCCCCGTTTACGATCCTAAGAGAGAAATCTTTTAGGATTTTTTTTTCGAAAAAATTTTTTTCGAGGAGGTGAGGTGGTCGGGGTATTATTTTTTACAACTGTTGTTTTAACGCAACAGTGCTAACACCACTGGTGTAGAATCACCAGGCCAATGAAAAAATACCCTATATATTAAATTTTTGCGCGGCACTTTTTTGACTCAAAAAAATTCCAAAATTCTCAGTAAACCCCGGCTAAATATTACAACTAGGAGTGTAAAGATACCATGCCAAAATATTGTGTTATAGTCACAAACCAATCAGACATTGATGCTAGACCTCCCATACACATGGGTAGCAGTCAAGTAGAGTACTGTGAGGCACCCAACCCGGAAACAGTAGAACTCATGGTGCGTAAAAGCATCAGTCGCTATGCTAATCCTGATCTCTATACATGGACTATCACAGAACAGCCAGAGTGAAGCCCAGTAAAAAGCACCAGGGGTGGACTTTAAGTACTGCCCAAAATTTTTTTACGCTAGAAAATTTTAAATCTAGCATATACCAAGGAGCACACTATGTCAGAACACAAGCAAGACAACGGACTACAAGTAGAAGATTTGGAGTCAATGGATTTAAGTAAGTTAGATGAAGACACCCAAATCGATGTTGTGCTCACATTACTAGAACAGTATACAACGGCATTTGAGCAACGCGGCTTGCCCATAGAAGTCATTGATTCAGCATTGTTTAGTATATTCGTTGCTAGACTAGCAGAACGTGGTGATAGAGAGTCATTTGAAGCCTACGTAGAAGAAGCCATGGACGAACCCTGGGACGACATTACACTACACTGATATGCTACGGTTTACAGCCTATCTGCTTCGTTATGAAGGCGATCCTGCTTGGTACTGTACCGTGGAAGCACTGTATCGTGAACGCTTGGCGGATTGGCTAACCAGCAAGGGTTTTGCATTTCGTCAAGACTGCGACGAATTCACAGTAGACGAACGTACATGGACTGCTATCAGCATATGGCGGCCTGTGCCTGAACTTGAACTACGCTGTGAATAAGATACGTAGATAATAGGGTGCAAAATTTGCGCTGTGCGCTTCGCGGCTTCGCCGCTTAGGACTCTAGGATCCCCTACATTAGGATGTCAGATCCTAGCCCAGGTGTTAGCGTATCACTGCCTGGCTTTACTTTATTAAACTTCCACCCATGCTTGTTACAGAAGATATTACCAAAGTGTTGTATTTCATTTTGAGTGCGTCTTTTGTTCACAAGTGCTTGTAGATACTCTTGTACTTCCATGACCTTGTTTCTTGTCGATTCTTTAACAGTCCAACCAAAGCGAGGATACATTTTAGTTTCTACCCAGCGTAGCCACCAAGCAGGGTCAGGGTGTCCGTCAGTGGTGCGGCCTCCAAAAGGCTGTGCGTTGTTGGGTAATTGATCCACTGCTGGCAGATGCTGTTGCCAATAGTCGCTGATGCGTGTGTCATCTACCATTACGTGCATGCCTTCGTCATACCAGCCCATGGCCATTTCGTAGACTAGATGCTGTCCTAGTAGTTTTGGCGTGGTGATTCTACTGTGTGCAGTATTGATAACATCGTTGTTCCAATCCCAATACTTGAATGCAAAATCGTCTTTGTAAGTGGGACTAAGCGCCACAGATCCTTCAGCAATCCAACGATTAACTCTGAAGCGATCTTCGCGGGTAATGCTGGTCCACTGTATCATTACAGCATCTCCTGGCTCAAAGCCACGGGTCATTCTATACAGGGCTCTGCGGGCAATCTGTTGATTTCCTCCGCCACCTACGGCCCAGTTTTCGTATTCTATGTCACGATCTAGGGCAATGATGTCTGCCCAAGTGGGCCAAGAATAGTCTGTGAAACTACAGCCAAATGTAATCAAACGTTTAATTTCCATAGCATTATTTACGGTAAATATCACTATGAACAACTATAAAGTGGCAGTGGTCATAAGTGGACATGCACGTATGGTGCCACAGGGCAATCATCTACACCGTCAAAGTTTTGCTCTAGCACCCAATGTACTAGCATGGCAACAATACAGTTATTGCTGGACCCAGGACAGTGAAGTGCGTCCTGCTAATCCTGAGCAACGAGCACAGTTTGACCTTAGAGATCAAATATTGCTGGATCTAGGTGCTCGTCATCAGTATGCAGATCAACGCAAGATGTTTGACAGTCTCTGTGATAGATTTATAAATCAAGGTGCCCTGCCCGACTATAGAAAAACCAATCCCACAGTTGCAGGACAAATACGCTATCACTTTGGCAAGTACCTTGGACAGTTGTTGGGCTTTTGTCTAGCCATAGATCAGTGGCGTGAGGAACTTAAAAACTATGATTTCATAGTACGTAGCCGTTGGGACCATGCATTAGATCCACAGGTCTTGGATAGACTTGATCCGGAGTTTTTCTATACTAAAAGCATCAACATCTGGGACGGTAGACCCATCATCAGCGGTGATACTATCTATGGCAGCACAGAAAAATGGTTGAAACTCATACCCAGCACTGAAGAAGTGATCAAGCGTATAATACAGGCCTGCCGTAGACTTCGAGCAGAAATTGCTGTCAAGCAACCTGAGTACAATTTTGCCGAAGACTTTCAATGGTACACCACACACTACCTTTGGTATGTGCTGATAGAAAACGAACCTATACGGTTATTGCACCAGGGAGAAAGTTACGGACTCAACTACGAACTCAGTAAAATTCCTCTTGAAGAATTGACGTTAAATCATGCGGCCTATGGCATTGATTACTATTTCAAAGAACAAGCACCGCCGCCACTAGTGCCCGGAGGAGAGCATTCGGCTATAATTAAACGGGCAAGAAATCATGCCATGATGGTGGTAGATCAGCGCCGTCGTCAGCGCCAGCAAGAACTAGAAGAAAAGATCAAATCTCAGAATCTTCGTTGAGATTATTCAAGAACTGACGCAGTTTAGTTGAATCAGTTTTTGCGGCAATCTTGGGCACAGCCATGCCCTGTGTAGGATCTGCGATCACTTCTCCGGTGTCTGGATCTGTAGTTGTAGCAGGCTGTGATGTTGCGCCTTGACGTTTGATAGTGTCAAGGATTGCTGAACTCTTAGGACGGTATTCGTCACCTTGCCCTTCTAATCCTGGGTCACTGATGCGTAGCGTGTCGATGTCAAAGTCTAAGTCAATCTTCATGCCCACACCACTGCTTGAACGTGTCTTCATCAACTGAATCTGATACTTGCCACGCTCACGCATAGCACGGCTAGTAAAGATACCAAAAACGTTATCCGCAGTTTGAATCTTAGATAGTCCACCTGAAATGTGACTGTGATCGAATTCAACTTCTTCAACAGCACCACGGTTCAACTGTGCCGCAGTAACGAACACACATTGTTTTTCCATGGCCAAGTTACGCAGTTCTTCTGATACATACTTGTCTTTGACGAACAAGTTTTCTGCTGAAATCTTTTTACTAATAGGCAACAACAAGTCCATGTAGTCGACTAACAATACGTCAACTTTACGATCCATTTTAATTTCGTACTCTTTCAAGTAAGCACGAATGTCGTTGGCAGTTTTACCTGAAGGCATGTATTTGATCTGTAGTGCGCCAGCCTTCTTACCAATCATCTTAACCTTCATTTCAACACCGTCAAGATCCTTGAAAATCTCTTTAGTGCTAATACCAGTGGTCATAGAATCGATACGCATACCCACCAAATGTTCTGAAAGTTCTAGTGTTAGGTATACAACGTTCATGCCCAGCAATGCCCAGTTAACACCCAAGTTGGCTAAGAATAAACTTTTACCTGCACCAGATCCACCAGCAAAGATATTCAGTTCGCCTCTGTTCATACCACCAAACAATCTCTTGTCCACAGTATCCCAGCCAGTCTTAACCTGTCCGTTTTTATCTTTGAGTCCTAGTAGTCGACCTTTAGGATCTGCCCAATAGTCAGTGCCTAGATCTTTCTGCAAGCCCACTTGTACTGCCTGCTTGATCATGTCTTCTACTGGACCATAGTTACCTTCTTCTAACAAGTCTGCGCTCTTTAGAATAGCACGTTCAAGTCCTTTGTGACGTGTGAATGTTTCAAACTCTGTGAGCAGCCAATCATAGTGCTCGTCCTTGAGTGTGCCCGGATTGTTGAGTTCAGTTTTTGTTGCGGCTTTGACCATTTCAAAGGTGGGCAGTGCATTATGC